GATGCACGGTCCCCGGAACAAATAATTGAGGAAGCCCGTGGCAGGTTTACAAATGGCGATGTTCGCACCGAAGAGTGAGTGGGTTCCCCCGCTCGAATTACCAGACATCACGTCAGCAAAGAAAATTGCAATCGACGTGGAAACAAAAGACCCGAACCTAAAACAGAACGGTCCGGGTTGGCCAACCAAAGACGGCTACATCGTCGGCTACGCAATCGCGGTGGACGGCTGGTCAGGATACCTGCCAGTCAAACACCTCGGTGGTGGCAATCTCGACGAAAAGATCGTCAACCGGTGGCTCAAAAAGGTCTTTGAATGCCCCGCAGACAAGATCATGCACAACGCGCAGTATGACTTGGGCTGGATCAAAGCAACAGGCTTCGATGTCAAAGGTCGCGTTATCGACACAATGGTGGTGGCATCCTTGTTGGACGAAAATCGGTTCAGCTACAGCCTAAACGCGCTGTGCTATGACCACCTCAACAAAACCAAATCAGAGAAGGCCCTTGTCGAAGCTGCAAGGGAGTTCGGCATCGATCCGAAAGCTGAAATGTGGAAGATGCCAGCCATGTATGTTGGACCTTACGCTGAAGCTGACGCCGAACTGACCCTCGAACTCTGGAATTACTTCTCCGTTCAGCTTGGCAAAGAAGAGCTTTGGCCTATCGCAAACCTCGAACTTGATCTGCTCCCATGTCTCGTGGACATGACCATGCGTGGCGTCCGTGTCGACACCGACAAAGTGGAGCGAACTCGGGATAGTCTGCTCAAACGAGAGAGGGAAGTCCTGAAGCAAATCAAGCACGTCGCTGGCAGCGATGTCGAAATCTGGGCAGCTCAGTCGCTCGCGAAAGCGTTCGACAAAGTCGGCGTCGCATATCCAAAGACCGAAAAAGGCGCACCGTCGTTCACGAAGCTGTTCCTCCAAGAGCATGAGCATCCCCTCGCGAAGCTCGTCGTCGAGGCTCGGAACCTGAACAAGACATCCGGCACTTTCATCAATTCCATCATGAAACACTGCCACAGTGACGGCAGAATACACGCTCATATCAACCAAATCCGTTCTGATGATGGGGGCACGGTCAGTGGGCGGTTCTCTATGTCCAACCCTAACCTGCAACAAATCCCGGCCCGCGATCCTGAAATCGGGCCACTGATCCGTAGTCTGTTCTTGCCAGAAGAAGGCGAGCAATGGGCTGCCATTGACTTCTCGCAACAAGAACCGCGCATCTTGACCCATTATGCGCATGTATACGGTAAAATGCGAGGATTGCCGCTGGAAGGTGCCCAAGAGTTTGTGGACCGTTACAACAACGATCCAAGCACCGACTTCCACACCATGGTGGCCGAGATGGCAAACATCCCGCGTAAGCAGGCAAAGACCATCAACCTCGGCATGATGTACGGCATGGGCGTAAACAAACTGTCCGAACAGCTCGACATTTCCGTCGAGGAAGCCAAAGCAATCATTAAGCAGTACCACACACGCGTTCCGTTCGTGAAAGGGCTGATGAATGGCGTCACCAACCGTCTAAACGAGAAATCTTCGGGCGGATCACTGCGCTCGATCCTTGGACGCAAGTGCCGCTTTGACCTGTGGGAGCCAGATACGTTCGAGATGAACAAGGCGCTGCCATATCGTGAGGCTGTGGACACTTACGGGGCCACGACACGTCTCAAGCGGGCTTACACCTACAAGGCGCTGAACAGGCTAATTCAAGCCTCTGCGGCGGACATGACAAAGAAAGCCATGGTCGACATCTACAAGACAGGACGTCTTCCGATGATCCAAATCCATGACGAAATCGCCATGTCGGTTAAAAATGTTGACGAAGCCAATGAAATCGCTAAGATTATGGTCGATGCTGTTCCGCTCGAAGTGCCCAGCAAGTGCGACGTTGAGATAGGTCCGTCGTGGGGCGAAGCGAAATAGCTATCCATACTGCTCATGGACCGCCACCCATCGGTCCGCCTCAAACTGACCCCGCTTCGGCGGGGTTTTTCTTGCATTCTTGCATATTCTCTTATAATATCGTAGATATGCCGGGGTACTGGAGTAGAATTTATGGATACAACACGCTGGAAAAGCATCCTCGTACCGCGAGAGGTGTATGAAGAAATTAAAGAGCTGTCAAAAAACGAGGGTCGCACCATCGGTGGTCAACTGCGCCTTGTTTTTGATTGGTATAAAGAACAACACGGTGGTGAGGCGGTAAATGAGCGACTGGAACAGCGACGCGGGTGAGGTTCACAAGCGTCTAATCAAGAACCACTGTCCCAAATGCGACCTTCCGTTGCAACTCATTGAAATCACTGAAGAAAAGATCAAACGTTTCTGCTCGACGTGCAGGTTGACTATCCAAGACAGCCGCGACAGTGCAGAAATACCGCCCGATATATGCGATCAAGTATTGCATATCGCATACGAGCTGGGGTATAGTTCTCTCGTGACCTCATGGTCGCACTCCGTAGAAGAGACCCGCCCCCAGTTCGGTTGCCCCCGGCTGGGGGCATTTCGTTCAGGAGAGAAAAATGGAAAACCAAAAGCAATTCGTCGACGGCCTCTTGGCCAAAAAGCCACGGGACACGGCTCCCGATTGGATTAAGTGCAATATCAGTATCAAGCGCGAAGAACTCGCAGCGTGGCTCGCAAGCCAGACTGACGAATGGATCAACGTGCAAGTTTGCGAAAGCCGCAATGGAAAATGGTATGCAGAGGTGGATACGTGGAAACCGAAAAGCGAATGAGTGAAATGCGCTGGGGCGAAGCAGTCGCCGTCATTAACCGAACAATAAATGAACACCTGACGGCAATCGAAAAAGATGATACGTTGGAACCAGAGGCGAAAAAGTTGAAGGTCAATGAAATTGAAAAGTCATGGCAACGCATCCTTATCGGATGAAGACGCCGAGCAAGCAAAAGAAGACTTCGCAGCGCAGGGCCTGTACACCGGGCCCGCCATCGGCGGAGCCCTGACACAAATTATCGCCAACCTGCTCGAAATATCACCTGATAAAGAATCCGCGATGCAAATGCTCTCAGCTTGCATCCATAATGCGTCCGTCAACGTGGCGGATAAGAAAGCAACGCACTACGCCGGACATGAAATCCATTGACAAGATCGCATAGGTTCGCATACACTCCGTAATGCTACAACTATGGAGATGCACCTATGAAAGACCTTATCACTATCGACGAAGTCTGCGAGATTGCAAAAGTATCGAAGCCGACTGTCTATCGTCGCGTCAAGCAGGGCACATTCCCGAAACCTAAGAAAGTGCCGTCGACCGCGGCCCGCGGACCAAAGAAGGTAAACCGTTGGGAGCGTGGCGAAGTCATGGGCTGGTTGCTCAAAGGCAACGACCCGAAATGGCTTAAACAACCCGTCAAAGACATCAAAGAATCGTGCGCCAAACTCGATAAAGCGCCCGTCACAAACAAAGAACTGGCCAAGGAACTCGAACCGGGGCTCAACGCCCTGTTCGGTAAAGAAGCCTTGCAGCCTGATGATGCCGCCCGTTTAGCCGAAGGCGCGACCGATCTATACGACTTCGAGCCCGTCGAGGAACCATCCAAAACAAAACGCTATATAGCTCAAGCCTTTATAGCAGCCTTGTTGGCTGGCATCGCCGTCATGTTGTTTACATGAAGGAAGACCTCAAAGAAAAATGGTGGGCGTGGCATAAACAAAACCCAGAGTTCTACAAACTCTTCGAACGCTTCACCTTCCAAGCTATCGAGCGAGGACACTCTCGCTTGTCCGCTTGGCTAATCGTTAATCGCATCCGGTGGGAGACCATGATCGTCACCACCGGAGACGACTACAAAATCAGCAATGACTACATCGCGCTCTACGCTCGGCTCTTCATGCACTACCACCCACAGTACAAAGGGTTCTTCCGCACGAAGCCAATGACCCGAGCAACGTTCGTCGATGAAGAAACCGAAAAGAAAATAGGCGAAAGCCTTACCGAACAGTATGAGGACGAAAAATGAAAGCACTCACAGTAAACATGCACCCAGCATCAGGACAAAACCAACCGCTGGTCTATCGAGACGTCAAAACATGGGCTTGGGACGATAAATACGTCCACATCATCCTCGAAGACGATGACGCAACCATCTGCCTCAACTCCACATATGTCATCGGCGTAGTCTGGAAAGACGAACTCGAACCAGAACAGCCCGAACTATGGGACGTCGACGATGATGACACCGACGACTGAACTCCCACTCTGGATCGAAGCGGACCTCGATCAGCTCGGGGTCCGCAAGCCAAAACCTAAGAACCACACCTCTTCCTCAAAGCCCGCGGATCACAAACCAACACCGTGGAAACCCGAGTATGCGGGGCAAGAGCCGCCTTTCTAAACAACTTGCCTTCCGTGTAAAAATAAAATAATATTTTATTAAATTATAATCCTGCACGGAGGCTCTCCCCATGATCGATACCATCGACTACATCACTTCCATCCAATTGCAACTGACCGCAGAAATCGCACGAGAAGTCGAACACGGCGCAACACAACGCGACGTATTCGAAGCAGTCGCACATACCCTCACTGACGTCATGCACACACCAACCTCCCCGTCTTGGGTCGCTACGTTCGCTAGAAGCCAACCACGGAACTTGGCCCACGGATCAATCGCCAGAATACAAAGCCTCAAAAAAATGCTCGACGACAACATGAGCGTCTGGAGCGCACAATGAACCGCGGACCACGGGTCTTGTTAGAAACACGCTTTCTTATATATAGAACCTCAAATCCAAACCGAAGGTGAAAGTGAATATGCCCGTAACCGGCGTAACCGTGTAACTTTGGACAAAAAGTCTTTTATATATATAGACTTACAAGTTTCATAAACAGAAAAAATAAAATGTAACGAAACCAGAGTTTGTGTAACCAGCAAGGGGCAAGACTGCGTTAAGGGGGTCGTGGGAAAATTTTTTCGAATTTTTTTTCTGGCTCTATATAAACAAAGGGGCTAATTTAAGCTAAACTACCTCTAATTAACTGGAGAATGCCATGGCTCGAAGAAGACAAGGGGACACCGCAAAATCCACACCTGTGGCCCCTGTAAGAAAACGCGGAAGACCACGGGCTACCAAGGCCCAACCTTTGACACGCAAGCAAGAGCTGTTTGTAAAAGAGCTTGTCTCGAAAGACGGACAGATCACAATGAGGGAAGCGGCCATAAATGCAGGCTATCCCGCAAGCTCTGCCCATAGTCGGGCCTATGAGCTAACCAATCCACACATAAGCCCGCATGTTGTTGCAGCCATCCAAGCTTATCGCGCCGAACTGGACGAAAAGTATGGCGTGACCTACCAACGACACCTGCGAGATTTGCAGACCATCCGTGATATGGCTTTGCAGAACGGCGCATATTCGGCAGCAGTCCAAGCTGAGTATCGACGGGGGCAAGCGCAGGGCGACATCTATGTGAGCAAATCAGAAATCCGCCACGGCAGCATCGACAGCATGAGCAAGGAAGATGTGCTGAAGGCCCTTGAAGAGATAAAAAACCAATATGCCCCGATCACTATCGACGTTACTCCCGAAGGACAAAACAATTCCCAGAACCGCGACAAAGCGCGAGTCAGACTTTTGGCAAATGATGAAGCGGGGGCTGACGAAGAGTTCGCGGAAGATTATAGCGACGAGGCTTGAAACGTGGGCGATGCCCGGGGTGCCTGACGTCTTGCTTTGTGACGAAGACGGAGACTTTCATTTTGTTGAGCTGAAGGCGACGGGGGGCAAAGCCGTCGAGCTGCGTCCCCACCAAGTCGCTTGGCTTTCAAACCATGCTCATGCCAGTGCGTGGGTTTTGGTGCTGAAAAAGAAAACAAAAACTATGCCGCAGCGTGTGTTTTTGTATCCGGGCAGCGCCGCAATGGACCTGAAGTTGGCAGGCATGGAGGTCGAGCCGCTGTTCGAGTGTGAAGGCGATCCCGACTGGGAAACAATTTTTGGCTTGATAAGTCCCAGATAATCGCATAACATCCCATAGTCTCTTTTAACTTACGGAGGATATGAGATGCTTAAACAACTGATGAAAACGGAAATCGACGGGGCAGCGTCGGTTGAGCTGTTCCAAACTTCTTTTGGCTATGCCGTTCGATACGGGCTGGAGGTCAACTCAAACCTGCGCAAGCAAGATGCGTTTGACATCTATGCCGCGTCCGTTCGCCACGCCATGGCATGTGCCGGTCTTGAACTGGAGGCCGCGTGATGGATCAGAAATACGACGAACGCCACGGCGGCCCGTTTGATCGGGGCGGCGCAGACTTTTGGTATGGCCGTGGATATACGCCGCACTATTACAAAGGCGGCAGTTATACGAGCGACCGTGTCGACATGCGCGACATGACCAAAGACGAGATTGCGGCCTATCGTGCGGGATATGAGCAAGCCGAAGAGCGCGGGGATCAAAAAGACTGGGGGGACGACGGATGATGGAAAGGTATTACAGAGACGAGAATTTGAACTTGTATAAAATTCTCACAGAGACCCCAGACTTTTACATTTGC